CCTTCTTCCGTCAACGCCCTAAACAATTGCCGCGCCTCACGGCTTGCGGTTTCCCTTGCGCTTTCTTCAGCCTCATCGGCCTTGCGTCCTGCACGGGCAGTCAAGAAAGCCTGTAGACCCTGCACCAGAGGCGCTGCGGCGGGGATGGGGGCGTTCTGGATGTCCCCCGGCTGGTATGCCTGCTGTGCAAGCATTTCTGCCATGCGACGGCGACGGCGTGCCTCTGCCGCCTGCTGCTGGTATGCGTCAGGCAGCGCGAAGACTGATACTGATTTGTACTTTTCTTCAGCCATTTTCAAAATTCCCCCTTTCCGGGCCGCCCTGCGGGTTGGTCATACCCGGAGACTTCGGCATCTTGGGATACTGGCGCAGGAACTGACGCGGTGCGCGGTTCACATCCGCAGCGTTCTGCGGTGGGTTGTACTGCATATCCGTCTGCGCTCCAGCGTTATTGCTGATTTGCTGGCTCTGCCCCTGCATCTGGAGCATACGGGCCATGCGCTGACCTCGACCGCCGTTCATCATCGGGGCGTTGAAAGACTGGTATGGGGTTCTCATTGCAACATCCCGTAGTTAACCATCTTGATGCCATCTGACCGTGTAACAACGGCTTCTGGCAACACTTGCTCAACTTCATCTGCCATCACACCGCGTTGGCGCTCTCCTGCGATGTCGTATTCGTAAACGCCAATTCCCAATGGGTGAGTTGCAACGCGCACGATGTTGGACTTCAATCGACGGTCTGAACCAGTAAAGAATCCAGACAAACCTGCGGGGCCACCTGCGGCGGTTCCTACGGCTCCAGCAAGACCGCTGTACAATCCCATTTTGGCGTTGTAAGCAGCAACTTGGTTTCCGTAGTTCTGTTGTGCGAACTGACCCGCTGCCCTAGAGGCATCAAAGACGGGAGCCGCGCCGACCTCTGCGCCCTGATAGGCTTGGAATTGCGGCAGTTGCACCTGCGCCCCGCCCATGATTGCGGCGACCTCGTTAAGCGGCAACTGACGCAAGGCCAACTGCTCTTGAAGTGCTGCCTGCCTCTGGGCGTTCTGGAAGTTCGCCATCGACTGCGCTTGGTTGAACCCTTGCGACTGGAGGGCGGCTTGTGCCTGTGCCTGCTGGAGCGCAGCCGCTTGGTTTTGGGCAAGCGAGGCGTTGTACAGCCCAGCAATGTCCATTTCCTGACCGAACTGCTGACCCGCAGCGGCGTTGTACGCACCCTGCGCCGCCAAGCCCTGACCGAAGTTCTGCGCGATGGCTTGGTTAACTGCTTGCTGCGCCGCCTGACCCGTCTGGAACGAGGCCAATTGTGCCTCCCGTCCAAACTCGCCAGCCGCAAGACGCTGGGCAAACTGTTGCGCCTGCGCTTGGTTGGCAAACTGACCAGACTGGAGCGCAAGACCCGCGTTCTGGGCAATAGCAGCGTTCTGCGCTGCCGTGGCCTGCTGGCCTGCGCCAAAGCCTGCTAGAGCCGATTGGTTGGCAAACCCACCCAGAGCCTGCGCCTCGCCCAAGCCCTGCTGACGCGCCTGCATATCAAGTTGCAGACCCTGTAGCGCGGCCTGCGTGCGAAGGTCGTTTTCGCGCTGACCTTGCTCTTGGAGGGCGACATTGTAAGCCTCGCCGCCACGCACAAGCCCTTGGTTAGCGAGTTGGGTTTCCAACTGCGCCCGTTGGCGCTGCAACTGCGGGTCGAGACGGGACATGATGGCTTCTTGCGCCGTCATACCTGCGTTTACGGGCATCTGGGCGAGGCTGGAGACATCCAACTGACCTTGGAGGGTCGGAGCAGCGGGGCCACCCTGCGCCTGCCCAAACTGGCCCATACCCGTCTGCACGCCGCCAATGCCGCTTGTGTCCAAACCTTGAAGGTTTAGCGCACCGGGGCCACCCGCAGCCGTGCCGTACTGCCCTGCCGTCGGGCCGAAGTTGACCGGGAGCGCCGAGACATCGCTACGCGCTTGACCCTGCAACTGCGGGAGCGTCGGCAACGGGCCACCGCCTTGAAACTGGAACTGTTGTTCGGGCAAACCTTGCGGGGTAAAAGCCGTGCCGTAGACATCTTGGACGCGACCAATGGCTCGTTCACCAAGACCAGAGAACGCACGCTCGACGCGCTGCTGCGCCTCAAGGGTCGCCTGTGCATCCGGGGTCAGGTACTGCTCGATGGTCGGGGTGTCCAAATCCACCATGTCGGTGAACATCTCGCGGGTAGGCTCGACATCGCCGGTATACCCGTACTGCGAGAATGAGGGGTCATAGCCCTGCGCTGCCCGTTGCATCTGTCCCGGCCCCATGCCGGATGAGTCGAAGCGACCGCCGCCGACAAGCATTGCGGTCGGAACCTGCGACCCCGTGGGCAGGGTGGTGAACCCTTGCGCGTAATCCCTGTCCTCCATGCCAAGCGCCTGCCGTCGTGCAGCAGGCATCCCGTCAGCCTTCGTCGCGGTAGGTTCGGGCGACACGCCCATATCAACGCCACCAGAGCCGGTCGTCGGGCCGTACATCCCGCCGCCCATCGGGGCCGTTGGGGGAACGCCTCCAGTCGGCGCACCTGTCGGCGGGGTGCCGGTAGCCGGAGCCTGCGGGTTACGCGCACGGTATTGCGCCATAGCCGCGTCGTAGGCTCTCTGATTGAACTGTGGGCGACCGTAGGTCACACGCTGCCCACCGAGGGGCGTGATGACATTCGGGTTAGAGAGCCGCGCAGTAAGGCGTGCCGCCTCTAGGTTGGCGATGCCCTGTTGCTGTGCCGCACCCGCGTAGTCAGGCGCTGGCGGTGGTTTCGGAGATTTTTTGCCCATAACGGTGTCCCAAGTAACGGCACGCATCGCGTGTCATGGTCAGGAAAACAATATCACCGTCGGTGTCGGCGTTTTTGATTCGCGCTTCCTCGGTGAAACCCATTTTACGCACAAGCCTGATGGCTTTCGCGTTTTTGCTACCTACGGGGGCGATGATTTTGTCAACCCCGCAGATGTTGAAAGGATAGTCAAACATGGCGGCAAGGTAAGCCGGGGTTAAGCGTGCCAGAGCGATATGGCAGACGATGCTGCGCCCGTTCCAGTTCTCATAGACCACGCCGCCGACAATCTCATCGCCCTTACGCAGTCCGATGGCGTTCGACCGTTCGGCGTGATACCCGCCGCCCGTCTGATTGCACACCCATTCGCCCACTTCGGGGCCGCTTGTTATATGCCAGCCCATCCGAGTTGATACACCACATCAGTTGAGGCCCATTGAATTGCTAACTTGTTGCTGCTGCTCTGAAACTGCACAGCGCCGCAATACCCGACCCCTGTAACGCCCTGCCAGTTGTTCTGAATCTCTAGGTCAGAACCCCAGATGCCCGTGTCCCAATACGCCGAGTCCCAAAACGCGGTGGCAGGCGGGGTAAAAGAGATGGGAGCCACATTGTCGGAGATGTTGAAATCAACATTGATGCCGACCGTTACAGCAGGGGTGCCGTTGCTGAAGATACCGGGACGGGCGCGTGTGAAAATCTTCTTTACGCCGCGAGTCTCAAAGTAGTTAAAGGCTTGCAGTATTCTGCCGTTGATGTTGTTTGTGTCGTCGATGTAGCCCGTGCTATCAACCGTCCAAGCCTTTGCAACAAAGGTAGCCGCGCCAAAGTACGGCGTGTCGTCGAGCAACCCAAAGTGAAAGGCGTTCCAACCGGTGAACTTGCACCACGCCTTTGTGATGTTGTTCATCACAAACTGTTCCTGACCGCCCTCACGCACCGGGACATTGACGATTAGGGCGTTGTTCTTCGGGTTATACAACATGCACCAACCGAAGTTGTCCCTATACGCCGCAGCAGACGCTGCAAACGCACCCTGTATCTTGTCCGACAAGGCAATGTTGGGGTCGAGCCGCGACGACTGGAGCGCCGAGGCCATCGGGATAAGCCCATCGAGCGTCAGAACCAGAAGGTCGCCGCCGTACTTCATCAGGCAGCGATTACCGATAGGCGAACCGATAATCCACACGCCGATGAGCGCCCAAGTCGAGGCCGACGACGGGTCTGTGCCGCGATAGACGATGACCTCGCCCTTATCGGTGACAAACACAAGGTTGTCATCCACCCCGTAACCCGCGTCAATCGTCCACGATGCCATCGACACCAGCACGCCACCGAGTCGCGCAATGGATGACAGGTCAAGAACATTTGCCGCGCCGCCAACGCTTGAGGTCGGCAGGTACCACGCCTTGAGTGTGTTCTTTTCGATGAACCACACGCGGTTCTTAAAGAGCGTAGGCGAGTTAAGCGTTGTCGTCGTTACGCCCGTGATGGCAGGCGTGGATATGCTCGTAATGCTTGTCCAAGTCGTACCGTTGTAAAGGTACGGCGTGTTGGTTCCGTTAGCGGCGTACAAATAGTTACCGCCTGCGGTAGTAACATTCGTATATTCCCACTTGCTGTTCGACAGACCGCTGACCGCCGCAGCACCGATAGTACCCGCGCTCGTAGCGTTGTAGAACTTGCCGTCCGACACCGCCCACAGTTGGTCAGAGGTGCCGCCGCTGTAGGTCATCAGGGTTTCTACATCGTCGGGAAACCCCGTGGCGTGCTTCACATAGCCACCACGCAGCACGACATTTGACACGCCCGGAAAATAGTTCTCCAACTGCACGGCATCCGTAGGAGCCATGTTGGCGAGAGAGTCCCGTGCGTTCCACCCGCCCACGGGCGAGGGGAGACTTGCGACATTTGCCGCAGCGCGTTGAACAAGGCGACGGGATACAGGCATTAGTTCTCGTACCCGTAGCCGCTGTCAGGAATGTTGTCGTAGCCGATGAGAACCGTACCCGGACGCGGGGCAAACGAGAGGTTGGCAGCGCCCGTGTCCTGCGCGATAGCCGTCTCAAGTTCAGCGATGTAGTCGCGGAAGATGGCGGTCGTATCAAAACCCTTCGACTCAAAATACTTGAGTTTGGTGGACAGCACCATCACGCGGTCGGGATAGATGCAGGTGTCATTGTCGGCAGTCAGCGAAGTCTTTGCGGTACCTGCTGCGCTCTCGGCCCATGCGTTGCTGCGGTACTCAAAGCCGAGCAACTCCCCGGCGTTCATTCCGGGCCAAATTTGAAAATACTTGCCGAGCAATCGGTAGCGAATACGAGGGCCGGTCGAGATGTAGCCCGACAGCAGCCACTCCCATTGCTGCGGCGACTCGGGGCCAAGCATCTCCCACCGCTTCGACTTGTCCCAATGCGTGCGGTTGACGCTGCTGTAGTAGTCAGCGGGAAGCCCGTACTTGACCTTCTGGAATATTAAACCGCCGCCAGTTTGCGCTTCGGTCGGCTCGTAGTTGAGCGTAACCGTGGTTGCCGACGGCACGCCCGTGACATAGGTGGCGTTAGGGATGCCAACGCCCTGCACCTGATAGGTCGTGTCGAGCGCGGCAGTCGATGGGATGCCGGTAATGGTGTACGACGAGGTAGACCATGTGCCGGTAGTAGAAATTGCCTCGGTGTAGAAGGTGTGCTGTTTGGTGAGTTCGCGCCAATCAGCGCGGCGCATCAACTCATACCCCGAGGCGTTCATCAACGCGAGGATTTGCACTACATCTTGGTTGGGATTACCCGCCACCGTTGAGGGGATGGGCAAGCCAAGTTCAGCCGTCACCTGCTGAACCAGCGCCAACATAGTTGTAGTACCCATGCGTTAACTCTCCACGATGGCTTCCTTCTTCGGGCGACCAGCAGGCTTACGCGCCAAGAGCGAAGCCATCTGTGCCTGAAGTTCAGCCAATTGCTTTTTGGTTTCGTCCAACTGGTTCTCTGTCTCGGAGCGATTGCGCCGATTGAGGAACGCCTTTGCCTTTTCACGCAGACCGGGGCCGCCCATGCCGATACGCTGCAACTGCGCGTCAGATGCGGCTGCAATCTGCTCTATGGTCTGGAACTTGAGGATGCGAAGTTCCTCGATATGTCCACGGGTGATGTCGCCGTTGCCTTCAGCAAACCAGATGTCGAGCGAGGTTCCAACTGCGGGTGCGTCTTGCTCGTTCTGCTTCATCTGGAAGTACAGATACTGACGCGGAAACCGCCTCTTGTGGTCTTCCGTCATCGGCTGCTCGATGATGGTCGTCTTGTCGCCGGGGATGTTGATGCGAACGAACGGCTTGCCGTCCCACTTCGGGTCTACATCCTTTGCAATGTAGAACTCAACCTGAAGTTGCTCATCGGCGTTATAAATGTCGCTGTCTAAAGGCATCGTCGTTTACTCCTGTGGGGAGGGTGGGAAAATCACAAGTTGTTTACTTGCGTTAAGGTAGCAATAACTGACGGAATCGCAGGCCAGACACTTGTGGCGCTGGCTGCAAGGATTCTAACGCTGGTATCGTCTGTTGCCCACATCAATTCTACATATTCGGTGGGTTCTAACTGGGTAATGAAATTCCACGCCGCAACCGTTCTGGCGGCGGTTCCTTGAATGGCTATCGTGGTGGCTGTGTTCGGGACATTGGTTCCGTTCTTACGGAGCCAGATGTAGATGTTCCCAGCGCCGCCAGAGGTCTTGTCCAATTGCGCCGAGAATTGCACATTGTAGACACCTTGGAAGTCTGCAACGAGGCGCGAGGTAGGCGACCCGATGGACACGCCGTTGCTGCTGTCGGTGGTGTTAAACACCATGCCGTAGGCGGTATCAATTGACGCTGCTGTTTGCGTGGTGGTGTCTGAAAAAGCCCCAAAGTGCAGGATTGGGACAGCGCGCCCGAAGCCTTGCAGTTCTTCCCACAGCGAGTTGCTTACGGCAAAGAACATCCCAGAGCAGTCGGCGTTAATCGTGCCAAAACCTGCGTTGTTGATGCTGCTGTTTGAGTCATACGGGTAAACCGTGATGGGGTTAGCCGTGCTGTTCTTGACGATTACGGTTGCACCCGCCTCGGTCTGCGGTAGCCTTACGCCCGTGCCAACCGCTGCGCTGTTCACATTGGTGTAAACATAGGTTATCTGCGTAGCGTTACCCGCAGATGTTCCGGCTGCGGTCGCGGTAGAGACACCATCGCCGCAGATGGACACGGTAGCCAGCGAGTTAACACCGGCTCCTAGCACCCTGCTCGGGATAGCCATCAGGCCACCATGTCGAGCGCGTGGCGCTCCTTGATGATGGCGGCAATGAGGCCGGGGCCGACCGCCTCCACGGTGATGTCAGGCATCACGCTGTAAATCATCTGGAATTCGTTAGCCTGCTGCGCCATCGCAGCATTGCAGGTGAACTTGCGTTTCTCAACGCCTACATACACATCCATCGTCGGGCCGGTCATCTCGCCCGTAAACCGCTTGATGCCATCGGCACGGTTGCAACTGTCGTATCCGTACAACACAAACTTGCGGAAACCGAAAAGGTATCCGATGTTAATGGCACGCATACCCGAGGTCGTGCCGCCGCCAACTGCAAGTTTGCCTGCGCCAAGCGCCTTAAACTCCGGGCCTTCCGTCCATGAGTGCCACAACACAACCTTGCGCTCTTTCAGCGTGTCGAAGGTGGCGGGAGGGCAGCGGGAGGCAACGAGATAGGTGGTGTGCGCGTTATGGCGCTGTATACCGCTTGTGCGGTCACGCGGGTCGAGGTTAACCCACAGGTCAGGCTCGATGCCGTTCTCGCACAGGAAGTCGTGTGCGGCCTTTACAGCGACGATGGGGCGACCAGCCTTCTGGTGCGCCCTGATTTCTTCCACATAGTCGGGCATTGACCACCCACTCGCTACACACACGAAGGTACCGTCGTGGGTGCAGAGAGCGGGGGCCAACTCTGGCAACCCACGGGCAAGCGAAGAGCGAATGTTGGAACAGAGTTCCTCCGGTTCGCCAGCCGCCTGCACCGTGAGTTCCAGTTTTCGCATGATTACGGAGTGGCGTTAGCCGGAACCGGAATAACCATGCTGTACGCCGCCACAGCCGTCATAGCCGAGGTAGCCGAGGCAGTCACTTCCGTGACCACGCCAGCGACCAGAGCGCCCGACACGGTGGCATCGTCCAACCGCCCTTCGGTGCTGGTGGTGTAGAGGGCAACTGCCGGGAGGCAGGAAGCCGACACATTCACCCGCACCTTGCCGCCCAACTGCACCCAGCCGTAGTAGCCGGACGCAATCGACACCTGCGCGAAGCCGATACGCTTGGTATCAGCAACACG